TGTTACAGAATCAGGAAGTTCATTTGGTGTAGCCGGTGATGAGTTCGACACTCACGGTACAATGATTACTGATCTTGTTGAACTTCGTAAAGATTGCGTAGCGTTTATTTCTCCTGCTCGTCAGGCGGTTGTTAACGTTCAAAGTTCAAACACACAAACAACAAACGTCAAAAATTCTTTTGACACTCTACCGTCATCTTCTTATGTGGTGTATGACAGTGGATACAAGTACATGTATGACAAATACAATGATGTGTATCGTTATGTTCCGCTTAATGGTGATATTGCTGGTCTTTGTGCAAACACAGACAGAGTTGCTGATCCGTGGTTCTCGCCAGGTGGTTATAACCGTGGTAACATTCGTGGTGCAATTAAACTTGCATTTAATCCACAACAGGCAGAAAGAGATATTCTCTACAAGGCTCGGATCAACCCAGTAGTTGACTTCCCCGGCCAAGGCGTGGTTCTCTTTGGTGACAAAACTGCTCTCACAAAACCAAGTGCATTTGACCGCATTAACGTGCGCCGTTTGTTCCTTGTTCTTGAGAAGGCAATTGCTACTGCTGCTAAATTCCAACTCTTTGAGTTCAACGATGAGTTTACACGGGCACAGTTCCGTAATTTGGTTGAACCCTTCTTGCGGGATGTGCAGGGTCGTAGAGGTATTACTGATTTCCAAGTTGTTGCTGATGGCACAAACAACAGTGGCGAAGTCATTGACCGAAACGAATTTATTGCAGATATCTATATTAAACCAGCACGATCAATCAACTTCATTACGCTTAACTTTGTTGCGGTTCGCACAGGTGTTGAGTTCTCTGAAGTTGTTGGCAAATTTTAGGAGGTAACGTAAAATGGTTGGAACAATAGACGAATTTAGAGCCCAACTAATTGGTGGCGGTGCCAGAGCCAACCAATTTAAAGTTGAGATCAATAATCCTAGAAATGCTGGAAACCCCGGCATTGATTTGAGGAATGCAGCATTTCTGTGTAGTGCAACAACTCTGCCGGGAATGTCGGTTGAAGAAATTGAAGTTCCGTTCCGTGGAAGAACTATTCGGATTGCGGGCGACAGAGACTTTGCCGATCCTTGGACAGCTACATTCCTTAACGATACGGACTTTAGAATTCGTAATGGTATGGAAAGATGGCAGAATGCAATTAATGATTTGGCCAGTGGCCGAGGAGTTAATAATACATTAGACTACTGTGCTGATTTAACAGTATCTCAACTTGATAGAGATGATAAAGTTATTAAGGTATACAAGTTTGTCAATGCATGGCCACAGGCTATTGCAGCGATTGATTTGTCATCTGCATCTGCAACAGAAATTGAGAGTTTTGAAGTTACATTCAGATATCAACATTTCCTAGCTAGTGATGTTAATAGTGGCGGTGAATTTGCAGTTGAAGTCAGTCTCTCGATTTAATTGACTTTATAAACCTACTAAATAAAGGAGTAGGGAGATATGAGATATTATGGCTGAACTTTTCGGATTTACAATTAATCGTTCTAAAAAGGATACGGGTGGTGAGCAAGTTTTCACCACCCCAACTCCTGATGACGGCGCTATAGACGTTGCTGGAGGCGGTTTCTTTGGCCAAATTTTAGACACGGATGGGCGAGAGAAAACAGAACTAGACCTCATTCGTAGGTATAGAGATATTGCACAACAACCAGAGTGTGATAGCGCAATTGAAGATATCATCAATGAAGCAATTACTGCTGACCAAGTTTCCCAATCAGTTACGTTGAGAACTGATAGACTACCTTATTCAGATAAAATCAAAAGAGAAATGAGAAAAGAGTTCAATAAGATATTGTCTCTTTTGGAATTTGAGCAAAAAGGTCATGACATACTTAGACGTTGGTATGTTGATGGTCGTATTTTTTATCATAAGGTAATCGACACTAAAAATCCTAGAAAGGGTATTGTTGATTTAAGGTACATTGACTGTACTAAAATTAAGAAGGCTCGACAAGTTAAGAAAGATAAAGACGTTAAAACTGGCGTGGATATGATTACGAAGATTGATGAGTATTATATCTACAACGAAAAAGGTCTTTTCTCTGCTGGATACGGTGGAGCAAATCAAGGTTTAAAAATTGCAGCAGATTCTATTGCATATTGTCCGTCTGGTGTAATTGATCAGAATGGTGGAAAGGTTCTGTCTTATTTGCATAAGGCAATCAAACCTGTCAATCAGTTAAGGATGATTGAAGATGCAGTAGTTATCTATCGCATTTCAAGGGCTCCAGAACGTAGGATTTTCTACATTGATGTTGGTAATTTGCCTAAGGTGAAAGCGGAACAGTATCTAAAAGATGTTATGAACCGTTACCGTAACAAATTAGTTTATGATGCTAGCACTGGAGAAATCCGTGATGACCGTAATCATATGTCAATGTTGGAAGATTTTTGGTTACCTCGCCGTGAAGGTGGACGGGGAACAGAGATTACTACTCTCGCTGGTGGTTCAAATCTAGGAGAGATTGACGATATTGAATATTTCAGACAGAAACTATATCGCTCCCTTAACGTTCCTATCTCAAGACTTGAATCAGAAAATTCTTTTAGTCTTGGCCGGGCAAATGAAATCACACGGGATGAATTAAAGTTTACTAAGTTCATTCAGAAAATTAGAAAGAAATTTACACCACTCTTCACTGACCTTTTGAAGACGCAACTTATATTGAAAGGTGTTATCTCATTAGAAGATTGGGATACTATGAAAGAACACATTCAATATGACTTCTTGAAAGATGGTCACTTTGCAGAGTTGAAGGAAGCAGAGCTTCTTAATGATCGTATTCAAACACTCGATTCAATTCAATCATATATTGGAACATTCTTCAGTAAGGAATATGTCCTTAAACATGTATTACGAATGAATGATACAGAGGTTGATGAGATGAGAGATCAGATTGCTCGTGAAATGGAGATGGACCCAATGGATGGTGGTATAACTATCCCAGTTGGTGGCGATGGTGTTACTCGTTATCCAGAAGTTGGTGGAGCGCCTATTCCTGCTGATGATTATAGTAAGTTCTCAGGTGAAGAAGACCCAGAGGATGAGTTAAAGGCAGCACAAGCAGATCAAGCAAAATCAGATGCAAAGTTAAAAGATGCTGATGCAGCTGAAAAGAAAAACGGAAATGGAGATAAATAATGAGTAGAGAAATTGTAGACGCATTATCAAATGGCGATAATATTGGAGCAGAGAGTAACTTTAATGATGCATTGTCACAAAAAGTTGGTGATGCACTGGAAGTTCGCAGAAAAGAAATTGCAACCACATTTGTCAAAACAATGAGTGGAGAAAATGAAAAGAATTGAGGAAATCTATGAATCTACAGTTGTAGAGAAGGATGAACACAGGAAATCCAAATTGTATAAGAAGCTTTCGCCTAAGTTTAAAGACGCTGTAGACGATATTTTTACACAAATGGACGCTAAACCTTCAGATTTCCTAAATACTTTTGAGAAAACTATTTCTGATATCTCAAAGAAATATAGAGTTCCAGAGAAAGAACTTATGAGATATTTTGAAAAAGAAATGTTATCGATTTAAGGAGTTAGAGAATGGCCATTGTTACAAGAACACTCAGAGATACTGCCGTTAATGCACCCGGCGCTGGTGGAACAGTTACAATTAAAGTTGATATCGAAGATGATGCAGCTGCAAATACCGCTATTTTAGATGCAAGTGGATTAGATGGCCATGCGAACGGTGCAAAACTACACATCGCCAGACTTTGGTGGGCATTGACTCAAGGTAGTGCTGATGATGATACTGGCCATGTTGAAATTCAAGAAGTATCTTCTGGAACAGATATTGTTCAGATTAGACTTGCCGGAACTGGACACTATGATGGTTCTGCTGGCGTTATTCCTGGCACTGCGGCAAATACAACAGTAACTTCTGGTGACCATGAAATAACTACTTTTGGTACATCTGGGTTTGTTATAATCGAATTCAAAAAAGATGAAAACTATACTACATAGGGGATATGAGATGCAGACCGTAAAATTATTTTCAGAAGCCGTAGAAGAAGTAGAGTATATCACCGAAGCAAAAGAAGA